TCCCAATTGCCTTTTTTATTAAGAACCGCAAACTTAACTACATCTGGACAAAGTGATTCTAATTCTGATTTTACAAAATCTTTTGATTTTACACCTTTAATTCTACATTTGCCAAACAACTGTTTGCGCATAGTGTTAACTGATAATAGATTTACCTTGACCTTGAAGTGTTCTTCAATAATATATGCAAAGACAGCATTGTGTCTGGCTAATGTAATGATGACTTGTTGACTGGTAAAACCACCAGCAAATCCGCTTAAAGCGGCTTCTAAGTTAATGGTGGCAATATCTTTGATTAAAGGCTTTTTTTCCAATTCTGATATAACAAAAAACGTTTTTTCTTTGGTAGTTTCAAGTTTTTTTGTGTCAATATAACCAGCGTCCAAGACTTTTCCGTCTTTACTAAACGCCCAACCTGTAACTGATGTTGATGAATCTAAACCTAATATAACCATTTAAAATACATATCAACGAAAATATCGTTTCGTATTAAATCCTGGCAAAGTGTCTGAGTAATTTAAAGCTTTAGTGTTAAAATTTTCTTCTTGATTATCGATTGATGTAAGAAATCCTGGATTAACTGTATATTGACGAGATTTTTGTGAATAACCCATTGATCCTTGTAGTCCATCTAACATAGTACCACCAGGTATAAATCTTGTAGCTTTATATGCATTAAACGCACCGCCAGCTTTTTGTTTGGCTAGAAATCTAGCTTCTAAGCTTGTCTTTAGTGATTCACGGTCAATTACTTTTGCGTCTGGTGATGTTGCCATATGTTTGTTCTATTTTATAATAAATATAATTAAGTGTCCCATTTAACAGAAATATTTATTGGAATTTCCCCAGTATTTTTAATTGGTTGTGCCAATTTAGCAACAGCAACTAAATCACATCCACTATACAATCCTACGGTTGTTATGTAGGGAGCCAAATAAGATCCAGTTGGATCTATAGAAGAACTGTATTGGTACTTGAAGAAGTCTTGTTTTACGTAATTTTTAATTGACTTGCCTGTTTGATTATCTAAAAATCTAATGATGTCGTCGTAATTATTACGATTGCTTAGTGTATTCAAAAAAGACTTGTAGTTCGTGAAATTCAACTTTTCGATGAAATATTTCCACATCATTTTACCATCGTAAATGTCTACTTTTCCGTCGTTATCAACGTCTAGATTTTTCTCAGCCAATATGTTTTTCAATTCAGGAGTTAACAAATTGGTATTATAGTTTAAATATGATGATGTATAAAATCCAAAAATATTTTGTTCAACGTCATTTGAAATCATATTCAAATACCATTTTTCAGAGCCTGGTACCACATTTTTGTAGTTTATATATCTTAAAATTATATCCAAATTTTCAAAGTTAAAATTGCTCTTATTAATTACACAATAATTTATAAGCGATGAAGTTGTAGCAGTTGGATTCGTTGATATATTAAACTCTCCTGGCAATATAGTACACACATATTGTTTTTCGTAAGTGGTTATGAGTGTCTTATAATCCATATACAACGATGAATAATCTGGATCTATAGGATCTCTTGTCAACAAATTCAAAACACTACCTGTATTGTTAATTACCAAACTATTATTGTTATAAAATATATTTCCCACAGGATAGTTTGTTTTCAAATCTAAACTGTCATAAATATAAGCTTTACCAACTATATCTGAATATGAATCAGATTCCATTTGCAGTGCGATTTTTGTAACTACACTACCACTTCCATATACCGTATCCTCTATTTGAAAATATACAACATCGGAGGTTTCAGTACAATTTTCTGGGCTGAATGAAGATGTATTTACATAACTGTAGTAATTTGAGTTACGATTGAATTGCTTACATTATAATACAAACATTGTCCACAATAACTTGATTCACCATAATCATTTACATCGTAAAACTTATCATAGTATTTGATTGAGCTAGATATATAAAGAGAACTGAAAGGAAAATATGGTTTGGGAGATCCAATCAACACTTTATTATTATATGTTGATACTGAATAACCCATCATATTATCTTTGAAGGTTATTTCATCACCATAAATCTTTTTAATGAACAAATATTGATTTGATCCCGTTGGACACAAGCCATTTTCATAAATATAAGTTGCACCTCTTTGTCTTAAAACATTAGATCCTGAATATTCGTAGTATAAAAGATCATTTGGTGATCCGATTGCTAATACGTTCTTATGTAAAGATACAGAATATCCAAATCTGTTATTTTTCTGTGCAGCTGATAAACTTCCTGAAGGATATAAATCAAATTCAAATCCTTCCAACTTTAAGTATTCAGATCCTGTTATGTTTTGAAACCTTTGTGAAATTCTCCATCCACCTGATCCAGATGTGAATAAAAACACTTTACTAGCTGACACTTGATTACATCCGACCACCAATTTATCTTCAGCATATTTGTCTATACAAACACTAAATCCAAATGAAGATTGATATGGATCAGATACAACACTACTGCTTAGTTTTTGTACCAAATTATAACTGTTGTTTACATTCTTAAAAACATAAACACATCCTCGGCCGTTATTATAACCTGGAGCACCAACTGCTAAATAATTATTTGATATACTGACTGATTTACCAAACTGTATATTGCTTGACGATGTTAAATAAGCGATAGGCGTTGAACTTATTTCGTATGTACTTGTAGATTCTTTTGTATATTCTGTGGATTTTGACTGGATGCTTCCACTTTCATATACATAGTTGGGATCTATTTCGTATATGTTTACTTGGTTTTGAGTAAAAAAGTTTCTGTTGTCTATACTCTGTGTAAAAGAAACATCGCTTGCTGCTAGAAAATAATCACATACATCAAGTGCTTCGCCGTATTTGCTTTGATAAACAAACTTTGTGGAGTTTTCAATTGTTAAATAACTACAAGATGCATCTGTATTTGGCAAACTACCACTATTAGCAATTAAAGAACTTGTATTAACTGTACTGCTACTTTGTTCGGTGTAATATGGTGTTAGTAAATTTTCATTTTCATTAAACAAAGTTTTAATTACTTCATAATTTGATTGAAATTGATTTTTACGAACCAAAAATATTTGTCCTCTACGAGAAAATCCTTCCGCATATTGCCAATTTTTAGTTGGTGGATTTCCTATTGCTATTATGTTACCATTCGTAGCAACAGAGGTACCATATCTTTCGTTATATATGTTAATTAAACTCATACTATGTATTCAATAAATAATAACCCAAACCATAAGTACCACGGTTTTCTACAGTATCTTTACTTCCTGTCGTAAATTCATAACTATTAATAAAATAAGTACCGCCTAGTATTAAGTTGTGATTTCCGTCGTCTTCTATATTTGAAACTATATCGCCAGATTGATTGTATATTACCACGGAATTTCTTTTTATACCATCGCCTGTCTGAGAAACAGACAATTTATATAAGGAAAAATCATTTGTCAAATCTAATTTGGTTCTTTGATTATCGTAATCATCAAAGCCAAAGATATTATAACTGTTATTATAATCGTTATAATACATTTTATCTACGGTGTTATAAACCTGACCTTTATATGTACCATTAACGTTTACAGGATTGACAACAGGATTCCATTTGGCACTTGATGATGGATAGAAAACAGAACTGGAATTTACATATTTACCCACTGAAAAATCTATCTGAGAAGCCTCTTCAAATTGAGTCATTGCTAAATATATATCATCAAAATAAACACCTTCACAACTTCCAGATTTATTATTGTCACAAGAAAAATAAGATAGTTGTATTGGAAATACACTATCATCTGTGCCGTCTGTACCAGATAAAAGATTATTTAAAACGTTATTAAACGTCTTTTCTTTAGAAACAGTAAATCTAGTAACTAATACGTCTTGAGTTTTAAAAAATTTGATCATTCTATTATAAATAGAATAAAAACAAACTATTATAGATTAGAAATCTATTCTCACCTTAATTAGTAACTCATTATCAAATGATTTCATCGTTGGTTGACTAATTTTACCAATTGCTAACAGTTCATTATTATCATTATACAAACCAACTGAAGTAATATAGGTTCGTGGATTATTAATTAAATCTTGATAGATAATAGTTCCTTTAGTCAAACCATCTGTACCATCTGAAACAAAAGTTGGATTGTTACTATAGTTAAACTCTTTATTCTTCACACGAACGAAATAATTTGTAGATGGCACAAATTCAGACTTTCTCACGCCCATCGTTAAATTAGATCTTCTGATTGCGTTATAAAAATCTCTGGTCCATACTTTCCAATATCCACTTCGATTTGTAGAAGTTACACTATTGGAATAGTTAGCACGATTCAAAATCTGTTGTCCTGCGGTAATACCCACGTATTTATCTAGATTTATAGCATTAAACACTATAACTCCATTTGATGGATAAACCAACCCTATTCCGGCATATACTGGAGATCCATTCTTTAAATAAGGAGTAGCAATACCATTTACAATTGATCCAGAAATCAAATTGTATGAGTTCTGTTGTTTATTCACTACTTGAGAATCATCAATAAAGGTAAATTTCTTATGATCTTTGAATTTATCAGCGGCATAGCTAATTACATAAATTGCTTGGCTATCAACAATGTTATCGACGCTCCCAGATGCAAAACTAAACAAAGTGTCGCCTGGTTGTAAAAGTGTGTTTTTGTATTGAGAGTAAATGACCTTAGTTTCATTGGTCAATACAGGAGTTGAGTAAGTCGTAACGTCAAAACGAGAACTTCCACTATTAGCATAGTCGCCATATGCAACATCAAAGTATAAGTCTCCGCCAGAATAAATGTCTAAATAATACTGACCGTTTCTTACATCGTATGGACTAGAGCCAGTAAGTTGATTAGCTTGACCAGTAACACCTGATTGTGTCACAAACGTAGATTGACTAACAAATAAACTACCAGTTCCGAATAAACCAGAAGATACTTGATTAATTCTACCTACTACGATGTCATCGTTATTAAATTTACTAAATATCATAATTATGTTGTTGTTGGAACTTTAACTGTCACTGTAATTGATGTATTACCACCACTTTCATTTCCAATAATTGTAATATTAGTGGTTGTGGTTTTAGACAATCCTGCGTTTGGTACAAATCTAAATTTATTACCAACAACTACTTGTGATGTTTGTGAAGTTAGATCTCCTGAGAAAGTAGGAATTGTGGCACTTGTTGAATTTAAACTATTTGTTTCGGTCACAATCAAAGTTCCAACGTTCTTATTGGCCAAAATGGCTGTATATCCAAGTGTAACGTTATAAGTTGGATTTGTACTTGGACTGATTAAAATTTCACCGGTATAGTCTCTATCTACGGTAATTACACTTTGTGCTACACTGATAGTAGGTACAGATGTTACACCATCGTTTAGAGTTACCAACTTATACTTCATTGACTGGGATTCATCGGTAATAGGTTCTTGAACCGGAGTGTTACGAATCGCAATGTCGTAATATGCACTGCCTAGTGGATGATTTGGATTGAATTGAGTGTAGTCAATTTCATCATCTGCCAAAGCAAAGGCTGTGATATTCAAACCGCCTGTTTTTGCGAGTATTTCTCTTCCCTTTTTAGTCAATACAGCATTCACTGTAAGAATGTTGTTATTTAAATATGCCATATATAATAATTATTGATAAGTTTTAAATTTTACTCAAAAATATGAATTATAAATTCATTATGTATCTTTCCAAACTTGCGCTGGTCTGTAAAGAAGCTGTTAGTGGTAGTTGTGTAAACAATGAATCTGGACTTCCTATAGAACCAGTTGTATCACCATAAGCAGGTGCATTGTTGGTTTCTATATTCAAACTTAAAAATCCAGGTATTGTTATAACTGGTTCACTTCCGTTTGTAATACCGCTTCTGTCTACGGTAGTATTTTTATCATTTTTACCCTTTGTATAAGTATAATATGTGATATTACCGCCATTATTTAATTTTAATCCGTTTACCAGTTGTGTTTTGGAACTGCTTAACGCTTGATACTGTGTTCTACTACCGACAAATGAGAATTTACTCAAATGTCTATTGGAATATCCACTATTAAAAGCAGCGCCTTTATAGTAATTTTTTAAGTATTTACTTCCTGTGACAGACCCAGATCCAATAACTTGAACTTCATTGAACGAAGAGGTAAATGTTACCACAAATCCAGTGTTATTAACAGATTGATAATAATCTTTTTTGCCTACATTAACTGTATCACGTACATTATATCCATTTGAATCAACATATACATACTTTCCATATTTTGCATAAATAAAATCACGACTATCTATTACGTCTTTTATTTCAAGACGGGAATAATTATAAGTATTTTGATCTTGGGTAATATCGTTAACACGTGAACTGGTTATTATAGTAAAGCTAGATGTATTGTTTGTGTTTAACAAGGAAGCTGTAAATGATGCTTTATTGTTAAAGTATAAATCAAATTGGTTGTTTGTTACAAATTCTACATCCCTGTAGTTAAATTTTTTACGTTCAAATAAACTTGGTTCCAATAGAACACCTGTTAATAAATTAGATCTTGCTGGTTTTAACTTACTTACGACATCAAATATTGAAAAGTCGATATAAAATTTGTATGTACTGTAAAATTCTTGAGGGTATATGTATTTCTCATTTATTTTACCAAACTCACGTTGTAATGTGTCCAACCCAACATAATTTTGTTTAGTTAAGTTTTCTGGCTCACCAATGATATCAGCTATACCATCCAACCCTATGAAATTCTCTATTTTTTGATTTAAATAATTATATGGACTTATGAAAAATCCAGAGAGTATTGAATCATCACCCAAACTATCTTGAATTCTGGTGGAATAATCATAAGGGGTAAGATTAGATAAAGCAGTCTCTGTTATTTTATTTATCTTGCTATTGATCTTATAGTTAGGACCAAAGTTGTTAGTATTAACAGTTTGTTTTATATTAATCTTATCAAACTGATATGGAAATTCGTCTATTAATACATTTGAACAAGTTGGGTAACTAAAATACTTTTCTTTTTGTCCAAAATTATATGCATTGAATTGAGTTTGATAATAAATGTTTTGATTATCTACTGTTTTACTAATAGAACTAGGTGAATATAAATTCACAGGAGTATCAAAACTCCACAAATAAAACAAATTGGAATAAACATTTTCTTTATCTGGAATTGATATTGAATCCAAGTTATATGAATGTTCATCAAAATATTGATTATCAAGTGGATCTCTTAAAACTTTTATTTTATCTAGATTTCCTATAAATGATACAGATGATGAATAATTGCCAATATAATAACTTCCCGAAGAAAAGTTTTTATTTACAGTATGACTTATAACTTTACGTTTTGTTGCTGAAAAGTTTTTGGTACTTCCATCATATTGATTTGTAGACAAACTATAAATATATGGAATCAATTCTTTGGTCGAATTAACGTAGTATGATGAAGTTAGTGTTGTTTTCTGTGAAGCTAATGTTACAAAATCTCCGTCATCTTCTATTACAAAGTCACCATCATCTTCTATAATAAACGGTGTAACTTGATTTGTAATCTTGCTTGAACTTACATTTAATTTGTCAAAATCTCCTGGCACAGGCTCACGCTTTAACATCACTGTAAAAATTTCCCCGTTTAATAGAGGTAACTCATTTAATGTTAAACTTGAAGTTGTATTTCCCAATTCGTATGGGTGAATTTCAAATACCAACTGACCTGAATTAACTTGCTTTGATTTTTTAATGTATAAATCCCAATCAGATTTTTTATTTCTGTATTTGGACATCAATTTGATCTTATCTCCAAAGTCATAGTTTGTAGATTTGAATCTAAAAGAAAATTCAATTGTAGATATACCATTAAATCGGGAAGTATATTCAGTGCTACTAGTAAAAGTATTGATATTAGATCCCGAAGCATAATAACTACTGGTTGTGTAAACAAAGTCACTGCTTGTATGTTCAAAATTCAAGAAATTGTTTTCCTTGAAATCAGTCATATAGATTATGTCATCGTAAACAAAGTAATTATCACGGTTTGAAAAAGCATCCGCACTTCCATATTCTCTGGTAGTTATTATTCCAGCTGGAATTCCAAACATAGTTCGGATCATTTCAAATGAATTTACAGTTCCTTTGGATTTATAAACAGAAGAAATGTTATTGGCAAATCTGTTTAATATAGATTTTGCGTAATCAAAATAAGAAGAAGAACTATACCCAGCAATATCTTGATTATTAAAATATAATTGATTCAAATCACTTTGAGTAAACTTATCAATATCAATATTCCAACTAAAACTATTGAGTAGTTCGTCTATATAATTTTTTGGGTAATAATTTGAATCGTTATTTGAAATTGGATATGACTTAGGAAACTTCTTTATAAACACCAAGATGTTATCGAAAAAATGTCCTACCATTGCTGTGAATTTAATATAATCAGCGGAATCGGAATCTTCCTTTACATATGCCGGAAGTTGATACACCAAGCTATTATAGTTGTCTGAATCATATACAATAGCTTCTTCAATTTTATCATCTATACTAGATGAGTTAAAAAACAAATAAGACTCATATTCATCAAATGTATCCAACAAAGCAATTTGTTGAGCAGTTTTTTGGCTAACTAGCTCTCCATATGAAGAAGAAATTATACCACTTGTATTTAAAGATGATGTAATCGTAGACTTTTTAACATAGTCAAGTTGATTATAATCTTTAATCTTATTCTTAGCTATTTTAGTGCGCAGTTCGGCGGAAGAATAATTGATGAAATTATTAAAATCTGTATAATCGATGTATAAATCATTATACTTTTCTTTCAATCTTATTTTGGATTTATCTAGTGTGAAAGAATCGTTGCCATCATATTTTTCTGTAGAAGGACTGACTTTAGATATTTGTACATCAAAGTTTATGTCATTTAAAAATACCTTTCTTGATATCTTTGAAGAAAACAAGTTAACTTTGAAATAAAGAGGAGCAATTGAAATATTTGATATCCAACAAGTGGTTTTTACATTATATTGTAAAGGTAAAGGCGCATCTAGTTTTACTTGTACATTGACCGCACCATCAGTTGGATTTAAATAATTTGTATGAGTTAAAATCTTGATCAAATTGCCATTATCAAAATTTAAAGCATTTTTATAAAGACCGTAGTATTTGATTCGGTAATTTTCTAACAATTTAGTTACATTGGGCAATATCCAATCTGTATAAATTGTTTGTTCAAATAAACCAAGTATGTTTTGTAGATCAATATCATTTATAGAACTCTTTTGTAATATTCTATCTTGAGATACCTTTAATGTAATAATTCTAAATGACTCCAATACTTCAGCTTCTGTAAACTCTGTATTGTTGTAAGTGTAAATAAAATTGTTGATTTGTTCTTGAACACCTGTAAATTTGTTTGTTTGTAAAATTGTTGAATCTGTATCACTGTTCAACTTAATAATACTATTATATCCAACATATGTTGAATTAACAAACTCTTGTAGTTCTGCTTCACTTTTTAGACCCAACTTCAAACAGATATCTGTGTAGTTATATTTGTCTTTGTTAGATAGAAAATCTTTTTCAATTGGATTATTATTAATGATTGCAGTTAAGTCTTGATAAATTCTCAACAACAAATATTTTTTATCCGCAAATGTTGAAATTTTAATTGCGTCTAATCTAGATGTTTCATTCTTATTTACATCAAATGCGTAAGATAAACGTATCTCAGTTCTACTAGGAGATATTTCTTTTATAACCAATCTATTTGTTGGATTGCCGGCTATATTTCTAACTGGGTTATACAACAAATAATATAAACCAGGACCAACTCCATTTGCATTTAAGTCGAATTGTGGATGTAATAGAATATCGTTTTTGTACGATACCACATTCGTAAATGGGTTTGCAAATCTATATGATCTTAATACATTATTAATGTCTCTGTAACTACCTTGCAATACAGAATATGTTACAGATGGAACTACTCTGTTGAAATTTATAAGTTGTTGGTTATTATTATACAGTGTAAATTCAAACAAATCATCATCGGATTCACCGTAAAATATATCCTCACTGATTAGTTGTTGTTCGTATAAAGCCTGTAAATCAGTGGAAAAATAAGATGCGCTTGTAAGACCCTTATTTAAATCGTTATCATTTATTGTTAAATAGTCGTAAGGCATATCAAGAAGTTAATGGTAAAAATGGGTAATCATCATCGAAATCCGAAGCAACTTTTCCTTGTCCCAATTGGATTCGTAAACCAATAATTTGGTTTTTCATAGCTGCAATAACTTGTTTATCGTCATTGTTTTCGTATTTTTCTACTAATTCATTTACCGTTTGATTTAAAATTCTGTTCTCGACCAGCACGTTATTATATTGTGTTATAACATCTGTTAAATTTCTCTTTTCTTCGACCGCAGTTGTTTGTAATTCAGTAAAATCCGATTGTGAAGTATCAACGATTTTGTTTTCATTATATAAAAAACTTTTTATTGGTACTTTTATATAGTTGTATTTACCTTCAAGCGACTGTGATATGTTATAAACCAATTGATCATTTCCAAAATCATCAAAATTGTTTTGGAAAGTACCAAAGTCTTTAAATGTTTGTACATCACTTAAAGATACATTATATACTAAAGGTATATTTGCCATACTAACGCGTTATTTTAAATATTTTTCCGGTATCAACGATGTCAACTGTCCCATCTTTGTACTCTACCTTAATAAATACTGTCAAATATCGTTCTTGAGGCAATCCATTTGTATTTAATTTAAAATAATTACCATACGTAGCATCGCAACTTAACTTGGTATAGTTATCGAAATTAATCAAAACTTCCTCAGACTCAGCATCTTTAACCATATAATATGAAGATGTTGGCAGATACTTAGGAGTAACCATAGCTGGTTGTTGATATGCTTTATTAAATGTTTTGAGAGGATATTTATCTCTAGCGAACACAAATATTTTAGCAACACTGCCAGCTTTATATGTACTATTTAACTGTTGCAATGTAACCAAGTTTTGTATGGAAGAAGATACTGGTTTTAAACTACCTGTATTAAATACAGTATCATCCCAACCCATATCAATATATGGGCTGTAAATTGTATTGGTATCCTTGCTGAAAAATTGTAACAACCCGTTGGTTGGTTGAAGAGGAGGTGTACTTATTTCAAATGAAGTCAATAACATTAGTCCGTTATTTGGAACACACCCACATAACCAAGAACGAACGATAGTAGTGATGTCCATCGATATATCACTTTGTTGTCCGTAACTAAATGATTGACTGCAAATTAATCCATTATTTACCAACGAAGGAAAAGCTGTGGAATTACAGATCCACTTTGGTTTGTTTGTATATGATGCTGGTACTTTGTAATACCAAGTTCCGCCTTGATTTTGAAAACTAGCACTGGAATATGATGCGGTTAATAAATAATTTACTTGTTGATAACTATTTGTTATTTTACTGCCGTACCACAAATTGCTTCCTGAGTAAGCTCTATTGTTCCAAGTAGCTCCCAATTGAGAACCATCATCGGCATATCTACCATTTCCATTTTCCCAACTCTGACTTATAGGATAAGCATAAATGGAGTAGTTTAGTGGTAGATTTCTCATACCACAGGCTTTTAAATTCAACGTAAATTTTAATTTTGAACTACTGATTTCATTTTTAGAAATTGATTGACTTAATGTGGTTAAGTCAAACTTGATCATAGTTCTACTAAATTCTGGATAATTAAGATATGTGGCTGTTGATGGACGGGTAAAAGATCCACTATATTGTCCTTTAAAATATCCAGCGAAATTTACCACATCAACATAATAAGATACACTTGAGGTATTTGTGTTAATAATTGATTTAAAACTTGAACTGGAGAAACTACCACTGAAAGATCTGCTTACACAGTTTGATCCTGTAATACTTCCTACAAATCTGCCAGATGCGGATATAGCTGATCCAGAAATATAAAGAGATTTTCTAGGAGCAGTAGTAACATTTGATAATCTGCCTGTGAAATTAGCAATAAATGACGTATTTGGTATTACAGATGAAGTAAGACTATATGCATACCATTTACTACCAGAGTAGATAAATAGTGAAGATGTAGTATAAGCTAACCATCCATTATTGCCATATGAAGAGGCAGTAAGAGGAGGCGTGTGCCAATTTGGATCTGTATAAACCGTTGTTTTGCCTGAGTTAGAGGCGTATATCTCTAACACTTCGTCCAACCCAAAATTTTTGTTTTGGTATTTGTCAGAATTGTTAATATAAGTGTCTTGAGATGGATAAATAAAAATATGCATATTATACTACCAATCCTTTAATGTCATTGTCTGGATATTTTATTTCAAATACAGATGGGTCTTTTGATGGATAAAGAATATTGTTTTGTGTAGCAATACTTACATTATATGCTACGGGAGAATAATCACCATCATCAATTGTCAAATTCTTGATCTTCAATTCAATAACAGATTGAACGCCTTCGTTTTTCATTATTTCAAAGTTAAGTTGACTGAGATTTATTGGTTGATTAAAACTCATATTATCAATGCTCAAAAAGCTTTTAACGGATTGAATACAATTATTTAAAACATCTCGTTTATTGAAACCATTGAAAACAGTAATCTTAAACTCCAATCCCAAATTAATAATATATCCGTCTATAATGTTAATTTTATCTGTTAATATTTTGAAATTGTTCAGATAACTTATTAAGTTCTGTAATGTAGCGGGATTTAGTTTGGTTAAATTTTTATTAACATCGTATCCCAACAAATAAAGATTGTTGGTAAATGGATTACTTGCTTCTAAAAACTTTCTTCTATCCAATGGATTTAGTGGATTTAGATCCAATGTTTCATTTCCATTTTCATTCACTATACCTTTAATTAGTTGGTTATATTGAATGCGTCTATTTGAATTGCTTTCAACATATGCTTTAGAGATATTACCTAAATATGTTGGTAATGAATACACTCTAAGTAAAATATCTTCTGATGTAACCATTCTGTTTTGAGCAGAAAAATTCAATATTGCACTTTGACGTATTTCTTCGTCTGTTTCAGCATTGTTACCACCTGTAGATGACTGTGGATTATTTACTCTCAATGAGTTTTTTATATTATTCAATAAAATAACTTCGCTGTCAGTCAAACTAGTGACATCATTTAAATAATCAGTGCTGGCAATCTTATTTATTTCGTCGGAATTTACATTTGAATCCAAACCACCACCTACAACATAAGTAACTGTTAATGTTGTGTTTGATGGAGATACACCATAAGAATTTGCTTTCAATACGTTTGTTCCATCCAAAGATATATTGAGATTTTTTAAATTGGATAGAGCTACACCAACGTTGGTTGGATTTGGTATAATAACAGTATTTTCGTAATTTTCTGTATTTGCTCCAAACTGAATATAAGTGAAGTTGTTTTGATCTATTGTTGTTATAAATCTACGTTCGGTTCTTAAATACTTCAAAATCTTAGGTGTTTCATTTCTATATGGTGATAATGTCTGGTTATTAAGTGGGACATTATCAACTAAAATAGGAATGGTATCTTGTGCCAAGTATTGGGTTTCATAATAGTTAATACCATTTGAATCAACCACACTTATTATTTTGACAACATTTGTTTCATCCAACTTAATTTTTAAGAAAGATTGCGGGTCACCAATACTAAAAGTCTTTGATGTAATTCTGCCTGAATAACACTGCGCTGTTTTCTTTATCAAATAAAACAATGGAGCACCTGTATTGTCACGATTGTAAACACTTATTTCTCTTGGTGAGAATAGTGTGTCTTGACTAAAATCTACACTTTCTTCAACGATAAATGATACACCAGATACACTGGATAGTTGTGTATATGGTTTCAAAATCAAACAATATCTTTCGTCTGGTATATATTCGCCATTAACTCCTGATGTACGAGTTGCTGGTAATAATTGAAATAATTCTACGTATGTAGAAGATACTGAAGACACTTTTGGTTTATAACCCAAAAATTGTGCTTGATTTATAATGTTCTTACGTTCACCCGCAAATTGAATAAAACTTTCTTTGAATTGATAATCAGTGTAGTAAGATAGTACATCACCAACAAAGCTAGCTTGTTCAATAAAAATTTGTCCTGGTGAACTTTCACTGAAGTCCTTGTAACTTTGTGGGTAATACTGTTTGGTAAAATCGATCAGTTGTTGCTTTAACGAAGTAAAATCACGATTTAAATACAAAACGTCTTTTGTATTAGCTTTGAATGTTTTGTTAATTAGTTGTTGCATTATATATTATTGTTTGTGATAATTACTTCGGTTGTAGACTTCAGTTCTTTATAACTAAAGGCTACTTTTATAAATATTTTATTGTAATCATTATTTACAACATCATTTTCTACTAATTGAACTTTAACATCTTCCACTATTACCCCATTCATAAATCTATTTACGTCATTTTGAATAAGATTTACCAACATAGGCAACATTTCTTGTAATTCATTCTGTTCAAACAATACTTTATATAAAGAAGACCCAAACGCATTGTTAAATCTACGTTCGCCAGGTCGTGTTAATAAAAGATTCTTTATATTACTCGAAACTTGGGAAATAGTATCCACATTGGTTTCAAAATAACCATTTTGACCCAATCTGAAAGGTATTTTAAGTCCTAGTGCTTTTTTAGACATAATTAAATCTTAGATTTTTTCTTCTCTATAGCACTCATCAACTTAGAATAATCTCGGGTCATAGCGGAATATACAGATTTAACTGGTTCAGGAGCATTCTCGGGAGCTTTTGTTTCTGTAATTACTTGAGAGGAAGTTGATCCATACCCACCCATCATACTAACCATACCACCTTCTTGTGGTACTCCTCCTGTAGTCTGATTTAATATGTCATTCAACATTGGATTGTTTGTATATTTAACATATTTCTTCGCAGGCTTAGTTTCAACTTCTGCTACTGATTCATTCATAGATTCAAGTTCATTCAAAATTTCAGCTTCTAGATCAGAATCTGCAGATTTTGTCTTTTTTTGAGGCTTTGATGAATTATTCGCAAATATTTCTGATAATTGACTTTTCAACTCAGTCTTTAATACGTTGCGAACTTCTTGTTGTACTGTTTTTTTAATAAACTCTTTAAGCACTTCTATTTTCATATTGTTTATATATATATAATTATTAACCCAGAGGAGATTTAGGTAAATTTAATAAATCTGTTGCGCCTTTTGGATATGATGGTCTTGGTATTTTAATCGTTTTAATACGTGGAGTACTAGGTGGTTTTGGTATATTTGGCTTAGGCATTCCTTTTTGAACACTAGCTAATTTAGCTGCAGCTGCACCAACGGCTCCTCCAGAAACAGCTCCAATTACAGCACCTTTTCCGCCTCCAACTATTCCTCCTATTCCAGCTCCCAATCCACTACCAGCTAAAGCTCCTCCTGTTACCCCACCAACAGATAAACCAGCACCAAGTGCAGTGCCACTTAATCCGCCTATTAATGCACCTTTGCCACCCCCAGCTAATGCACCTACACCAGCTCCAAGAGCACCACCTAACAATCCACCTTTTAATCCTTTAGCTAATTCAGAAGTAGATTCAACCACGCCTGTTTTAGCATTTACAAATTTAGTATTTCCAGCTATAGATTCAGGGCTATATTTATCAGGAGACCAATCTTTGCCTAGTCCATCTGGTTTTATTCCTTTAGGATTTAGTTTGTCAAAGACTTTGCCAGCTATACCACCCGCAACCAATCCGGCACCAGCTCCAATCAATGCACCTTTTCCTCCGCCTGCTAATGCACCTATACCGGCTCCTAAAGCACCTCCTCCAATCGCACCTTTAACACCAGATGATAAATTACTAAGTACACCACCTGCAGATTCTTGAACACCACCAATTGCACCTTGTGCCTGACCAGCTGCACCTTCTAATGCACCTTGTGCCTGACCAGCTGCTCCCTGTACTTGACCAGCTGCACCTTCTAATGCACCTTGAGCTTGACCAGCTGCGCCTTGTACTTGGCTAGTCAATCCACCGGCCGCACTTTGTACTTGAGACGCAGCATTACTTGCTGCGCCTTGCGCTTGTGATGCTGCTTGTTGTGCTGCATTTGCGTCTAACCCCTTTACTTCTTGGGACGGTAGTTTTAAATTAGGATTGTCTACTACAGGAGCTTTATTTGCTACACCATTAATTGCTTGTGTAGGAGGTCCAGGTAACGCCGGGTCAGGATCAGGTAAAAAACAAGCAGGAACATTCTCTTTTTTCCAAGTTCCAGACGAAATATTTTTATCTAAATCAGATTTGATCGATTTCAAAAAGTCATTGATTTTAGTTTCAGCTCCTTGTAAATTAGAATCGTAACTTGATTCGGGTAGTCTATTATAATTTGTCTGAAATTCAAAATATGAGGTGAAGAATAAGGCGGCCAAAGATTTGGTCAATAGGGTAGGATCTCCGCCCAACGACGACACTTGAGCAATACAATCTAATTTATCTCTAACCGTTTTTTTAAAAATATCCGTTTCTTCTAAATTTATTATAATATTACCTTTCATCGTGGTTATACCCGCGATAGGCGTTTTTATTTGATATGCGTCGGTGATATATAAATTATTTATTGAAATTATTCTAGCAAGTTTTTTAGTAAGATCTTTTTTATAAGTGCCAGAACTAAGTTTAACATATCCGTTTTGTTCCAGAGATGTTAAATCCGTATAATTTTTATAAAATTCATCCCAAGTAAGGATTTGTTTTGGATTCGGAATGGCGTCATTATAGTTAATGGAATCTACATAAAAATCATAATTATACTTATATTTTTTATATGATGGTATGAATAAAAAATTTCCACTTGGCAATGTTCTGCCAGAACTTGGTTGTAAATTGCCAAATATGTCTACTACTTGTAATGCCATATATTAATCCTCAAATTCAAATTCAACTTGTACTGGACCTTCACGACGATTTCTACCTTTGAAATCACCCAC